GCCGTAGGGCGTCAACACGTCCGTCCAGACGATCGGGTAGCCATCCAGCACCGCCGTGCCATCGGGCAGCCGCTGATACACGTCAGGCTCGGCCGTCGTCCTAAAGGTCGGCAATTGCGTTTCCCAGGTGCTGTCGAGGTAATACGCCGAGAGCCGGCCATTGAGCGCGGCCTTGTTTACCTTGCGCCGCAACGAACGGAAGTCCGCCAGCGTCGCGTCGCTTGGTTTGGTTTTGGTCGCCGCCAGCACCACGGTGTTGGCGTTGTCGCGCGCAACCTGGACGATACCTTTGACCGATTCGTAGGTGACCGTGCCATCTGCCAGGAAACCCCACGTGTCCTCGGCACGGGCGAACTCGACCGCCCCGTAGCGCGCCAGAAACTGGCCCATGGCCACGATGCTCTGCTCGTCGATCTCCCGCGGCAACCGAACGATGCCGCCGATCTTGTGGGATTCGAGCGATGCAAAAGTGACGGTGGGCGACTTTTCGCCAAACGCCACGGACATCGCAATCGAACCAAACGCGGGCCGCGTCCCCACTCGCGCCGGGCGGGCCGTCCCCATTCCAATCGGATAAGGGAACATCCGCCGGCGGACCACGCCGAAGTCACTGATCAATTCGCGAATTTCGCCACCGTATTGCGCCGGCAGAGGAATATCGCTCGTGGTCAGTGCCGCCTTGGCCGTGATACCCAGGGATTCGCGGGCGAATCCGATCAAGGAGTCCCGTTGGAGGGGCTGGGACGCCAGCGCTTCAAGTTTTCCGCTCCGCTCGCAGTGCATGATGAATTGCGCCGCCAGTTGCCGGGCGCAATCATCGCTGACTCCGCCGCGGTGACGAGTGACAGGTGACGAATGACGGGAGGCAAGCAAACGACGCACGTCCATCATCTGCTGTTGAAGCTGGGCATTTTCGCCCTCGAGCGCTTTGAACGTGCCCGGCAAGGCTTTCAGTTCGGCCCAACCGCCCTTCATTTCTCCCAGGATGGACTGAAACTCCTTCACTTGCTCCTCGCTGAGAACGAGCGGGACGGAGGCCAGGCAAGCGCAAGTCCACAGTCCACTGTCCAGAGTCCACAGCCCGAACGCCAGCGCTGCCAGGAGCGCCGGCCCAATGTAACTAAACCATTTTCGTTTATTCATTTTCTTCTTTGCGGCCAGTACGGGCCGATTTTCTTCTATCTTTTTGTTGATGATCAGTTGCTCGCCAACCAATCGGGTTTCCTTTCGTGGGTTGCGCGGCGAGGAACACGCTTTAGCGTTTCAAGGCGTCCCTCACTGCGCGCGCGAGCTGCAGCAACTGCGCTTCGTCGTTGCGGACACCTGAAGCGCTGGCATGGGTGTCCGTGACCGCCGGGTTGCTGCGAAAAGAAAAAAGCTGAGGGAACGGAAATCCGAAGTGCGAATTCCGAATTCCGAAAGAAGGTCGAACGCCGAAATCCGAATCAATGGGCCCGGTAGATTGACTCGGGCTTTCGGCCTTCGGATTTCGTTCGGATCTCGATCTTCGGTTTTCGGATTTTGCAAAGATTTCCCTCACCGTCTCCAAGAGCTCTTTTAAATCTGCCTTGCTAATCGCGCCGGCTTTCAGTCCAAGTTGCAGCGCGTTGGGATTGGCGGGAATGCCAACGGCGGAGACTTCGAGAAGTTCCTGTTCGAGATAGCGACGGCGAGGATGTGAGTCTAAAGTCTGAAGTCTAAGGTCTAAAGTTGGGAGCCTGCCCCCGTTATACTTCGGCGCAGCGAGTCCGCTGTCGTTGCACTTCGGTGCGGCGAGGGAGGAAGACGATTCGGGGTTTTCCCAGCGAATGGGAATGAAGCCGACCGATACGGCATTAAGGAACTTCCCTTTGTACAACGCACAGGCGATTCGGGCCATGGGGTTGGCATCGGTTGCGAATTGTACCCGCTGAAACAGGACTGGCCGCCCAGCGGCGAGTCGCACTTCGGTTACCAACGCTTTGCCGAGGGTGAAAATGATGTCGCCGTACTGATGAGCGTTTTGAAAAACAGGATTGCGCCGATAGGCTTCCAAGCGCCAACCGGTCGCTGAGATGATTTCGTCGGTGCGATCGAGGGTCTCGTCGCTGGCGACAAAATCGAGACACGAAGAATTTTCGGGAGGGGCGGGACACGAATTACAGGAATTGGCAGGAATGGAATTGGAAACGGCCTCCTCTCCCTGGCCTTCTCCTCCCGAGGAGGAGAGGGAAGAGGTGGAACGCGGGGCTACCAAGTTCACGGGTTCACTGACTTCGACGTGCAACCCGCTGCGCAGGCCGAGCCGGCCGTCGCGGAGCGTTACCAGACGGTCGCTTAAATCCGCAAGCGGAGAACTTTGCACTCTGGACCGCGAGGAGTTTTCTCCTTTGTCAGGATTTTTTGGATGGAAATTCATAATTCGCTAATGGGTGTAAAGGAAGAGTCTAAAGTCTGAAGTCTAAGGTCTAAAGTCGGGGAGAGCTCAGAGCACGGTTGTAAATGGCGCGGACGCGTTCGGCTAATTGACCGCGCGTTTCGCCTTGACGCTGGCCTTCCGCCAGCGATTGGAAAAGACTCTCTCGAAGTGTCTTCGCTTCGCGCTTCAACCGCTCGCGCAATGCGGTCGCGTGCTCCGCGCCCAGTTGAGCGGAGACTGTGAACTCATCGATGCGCGCGCGCTCGCCCTCAAATAACAACGCGATTGGGTCAAATGCCGCCTCGACCTTTTGGTTCTCCAATTTTGCTGAAGGCGATAGATTCTCCAAATTCACGATATCCTCGGCCGATAGGCTGGACGCTTCTCCGGCCAATGCGGACAGAACGCGCCTGCGCTGTTCGAACAAAAAGCGGCGAAGCCGGCTCTTGAATGCGGATTGGTCGGTGCGGGATTCGGAGCCGGGCGCGAAGCGGATCGGCACAGCCACACCCTCTTCCGATTCGGTGCTTTGGACCGTGGATTCTGGACTGATTCCTAGCTGCGAACAATTTCCCGACTTTAGACTTTCTTCAAGGAGCCCACACATCCTCTCCAACGCTCCCTGTTCTTCAGACCTTGGACTTTGGACTTTAGACGTTAGCCTTTCTTCTCCTACTTCATTCAATCTCGCCGCTACATAGCCCCGGTCACCCCATGGCAGTCTGCGAAAGCCGAGATCCAGAACCCGATTCAATTCATTGAAGGGAACTCCCATATCAAAGACCGACCGCGCAGTGGCCAGCCGATCGCGCTGCGCTTTTTGCATGATGGGCAAGCTGTCCAGGTCGAACCAGCCGACGGCATTAGGATCGAGACTTTTGACGGTGGCGTCCTCGCTCGCTTCCAGCCGGCGGCATAGAGGCGCGACGCGGTGCTCAATAAAGTTGAGACGTGCCCCATCCATCACATCATATTTCGAATGATCGGTCGTGGTAACGATCTCTTCCGGGACGCCAAAGGCGGCGCAAATTTCGGCGCGGGAGAATTTGCGGTTTTCGAGGAACTGCAGGTCGCCGCTGGAGAGTTTGGGCTGGATCACCTCGGCAGTATTCCACAGCAGCAGAGGACCATCGGCCGTTCCGGCTCTTCGCTTGCGATCGCGCAAAGCGGCCTTTAATTGCTCCCATTGCTCCGGCCCCAATTGGTCTTTGGTTTTGACGATTAACCCGAGATCGGCGTTGTTCTCGAGCACACCTTTCATGAACGATCCCGCGGCGAAATCAGTCTCGGCGGCCAGCGCCGCGACGTGCAGCGGCGCTAACCCGCGCCAAAAATTGAAGGGGTTGGGCAGTTTTTCGAACCAGACTTCCTCGGGGAGAAAAACCTGAGATTCAAGAGGCGCGTTGCGGCCGAAGCCGGTGTAGCGCCAGCCAATGAGTTGGTGGTTTTCGATGATGTGGTGGAAATGGGAGGGATCGGGCATGAGGAGAGTGCGGAGTGGAGCGTCGGAGCGTGGAGCGCGAGAGCCTAAAGAGGTCACCTCACGCTGACGCTGTTCTCCAGGGGCGGAGAGGTAGCGAGGAGGAGTAGGAGTGAGAGTATGAGTAGGAGGATTGGCATAGATGGGGATGCGGAAGCACTCGCCGCGGAGCATGAGCCAGATGATGCGCAACTCCCAGTACTCGAACCGATTGATGTGTGGATGCGGCCGATCGTAAAAGTCTACGAGTGGCCCGTGGGTAATTAGATTTTCCCGTCCGCGTTCGCCACTCGAAAACAGAAAGGGAATATTGCCGATCTGTTCGGCCAGAACCGTGATTGCGCGATAAACCCAAACCACCTGTTGAAAGGCGTTCGAAAGCACCGGGCCGCTGGAGGGCCCTTCGGCTCGTAACCAGGCGTCACTGTCCGAGCCGAGGGACTTACTAGCAAGGGACCAATCTCCGATGCCAGGTGAATCAGGGATTTTTCGGTCGCGAGAGATTTTAAAACCAAATATAGTCATAAAGAGAGTGGGCCTCGTGCAGTCAGCCGATTAACGATTGTTGAAGAAATGCATTAGAGTGCGAAATCCGTCCGAGAGAGATCGAGATCCCAAACGCAAAGCGTTCCCGGTTCCACGCTCAACTCTCCCACTCACGCCGCCATCGCCCATATCGGTTGCGGACTACGCGCCGCGTGCTGTCGGAGCGCTTTGGCCCAGAATCGATCACAGTGGCTATCCTGAGTCTCGCCCAGGAAGCGGAAATTCCCGCTCAGGCTGACTTCCTTCTTGATGCCGCGGAGATCGGCGCGGAGCCGATCGTCGGCCACGAGCCGCAGCTTGCGTTCTTCCAGATCTCTTCTCAGCCCAAAAGCCAACTCCTCCTTTACTGCGGCGGTGAAGGTGATCGGCTCCAACTTCCAGCCGAAGTCCGCTCTGGCTTCTTCGGCCAATTGCATGCCCAGGCCACTCGCGTCGACGCAGCAGCGTTTCAATTGAGCCAGGCGCAACAGCCGATAAAGCTCCGACCTGATTTCCGCAAACGGCTTGTTTTCCAACTCGATCCGTAACCGATCCCACACCACGTCCCCGATCTTTTCACCGAGATCAAAAACGCACAGGTCGTGTTTGCGAGCCAGATCGACACCGAGATAAAGTTGGGAAGCCTGGCCAGGAGCGGTTCGCGGATCATTCCCATCCTTGCCGGTATCGAGCATCGCCCGTTCGAGTGCTTCAAGGCCGATTAGCCGGAGAGTGGCGTCCTCGCACGCGTCCAGCATCTCATAAGTAATAAACGCCGATTTTTCATCTGCGGGAATGCAGCAATACTCCTGAAGCCATTGCTCTTGATCGACGCACTCAGCCTGTTGCCGTTTCATCCAGGCCGCGCGCGATTCGGTGCCGCCCGCCTTTTCATTAATGCGTTCCACCAGTCCTTGCTCAACGGCTGTTTGGATCGGAATGGTATGCACCGACCAGCCAATCGGATTCCCTCGCTCTTTCGCATCGATCAGCAACTCATAGAAAAGGCTCCCAATGCCGCGATGCGTCGAAATAATGGAAAGCGTTCCGCCCCATTGAATCACCGGCTTGGCTACGGAATAGAGCGTCCGTTGATCTTTGTGCAACGCAAACTCGTCGAGCTTTACGTGGCCGCTCTTGCCTACGATCGCGTCCGGGGTTGACGAGAGGGCGTAGATGCTGGCGCGCGT